CTTCGGCTCTTCCTCTTTGTCCTCTTCTTCGCCGGCCACGGGCGGCGGTGCTGCATACTTTGCCGGCGGCTCATCTCCCCACGGCACCGGGTCCAGCCCGTCTTTCTCGCGCAGTTCGTTAATGGTCATGTAGCCCAGTTCGATATTGACCTTGCGCTCCTGCAGTTCAAATTCCTTGTTTTCCGGGACGCACTCATCGAACGCCACAAATAACGACGGGTCATAATTCTCCAGCAATTGTTCATTGATNTTCTGCTCGACCATCCGGTGCCTGGGGCTGATCGTGTGCGCCATCCACAAATAAAGCGCCGTCTCGCTGTTGGCGCGGGTGGTGTTCTTGTCGTACAGCGCAAGGGTCTGCCCGTATGCGTTGACGATCTCTTCCTGCGTCCATCTCCTACCGTTCAGGAAGTCCAGGTCTTTCGGCGCAAGGGAATACTCTTTATAGTGCAGCCCGGCTTCAAGCAGGGGAATCTTGCCGACGTTCTTAGCGCCCCGGAAATTCTCTTTAACCTCGTTCTTCAGGCGGGTAAAGGTCGAATCGTTTAAAACTGTGTCCGTCTCAAACGCCCCGGCCAGCCGCCCGTCATTTGAAAAGATGGCGTTGCTGTAAATGTTCATGTTCGCCTGAATATTATAGGCGTCTTTTGCTGCCTGCAGGGGCGACATCCCGTAATACATATCGTTCGGGTTCGGCAGCTTGAAGTGGATGATCTCTTTGGGCTCGAAATTGACCTCGACAGACCCGCGCTTCCATTTGTACCCGGCGATAAAATCAGCCTGTGACGGGATGATATGCATGTACTGCGCAGGAAGCGACCATATCGACACCGGCAACCCGAGATTGTCCCGCAACACATACCAGTATGCGTTCCCGGTCAAATCCTGAAACAGCGCCGTATCGAACATGAGCTGGAAACTGTTGGTAAAATCGTTTACCCGCTTTAGCAAATCGATAAACGGGTGCTCCTGTACCTCTTCGATCTCAGCCGCCTTGCATGTCCACGGAACCAGCCCGGCGCGCTGTTTGAGATGCGCGGCGGTTGATGTACTGACGGATTTTGTGGGGACAAGCAGCTTTTGACCGGCGGATTGTTTCGACACGTAAAGACGCAGGGGTGTGGAGGAGAACGCGATGGAGTTTTTTTGCGCGGCGATAAATACCCATGATTGATANGCCTTGGTCTGGCTCTCCATATCGTCCGGGCGGACGTGCTCTGTGCCGTACTGCCACGGCATGAGATAAAAGCCGCGCTTGGCGCCTTTGGGTTCCTTCGCTGCTTTGAACCAGCTAAATAGATTCATTCATTTTCCCGCAATAAAAAAAGGCCGTCCCTGCTTTTGCGGATAGCAGAGGCGGCCTTCGTGGAGGCTCACAATATCGGGGCGCTCGGGGCGCTCAGAAGTGTTACAGCAATATTATATTTTTGTACTTACATTTTGTACACACAATCTCAATCTGTTTCGGCGTATACAGCGGCTCATATTTAAACAGCAGCTTATGACACCGGCGACAACGATATTCCGCCAGCTCTTTTGCTGTTTTTATATGCAAATCTCGTGCCGTAGTGGTGGATTCCATTATTATTTATCATCCATTTGCTTAAAATGGATACATCCAAATTCAGGGCCAGTCGAGAGCATTGCGCTCCAAAAATCAGAATCCCAATAAGCGAGACTATCTTCTCCAATTTGGTGTTTGTCACCATAAACAAATTGAGGAGCTTCACAATTTTTATGGCCTTTAGGAACCCAATGCAACGTTTTATCTAATTTCCAAAACATGCAATTTTTACATTTCTTTTCCATCACACAAACCTTATTTGTGGCTGATTATTATTACCTATCATCTCCATCGCGCCAGACAGCGCATCAACCTGGTCGTCGTGCTCGGTCTCCGGGAATGCACAAAGCTCATCAATCAGTGCATTCGTCCAATCTGCGCGCACGATGTAAACCTTGCCCTGTTCCGCCCGTGCCAGTAACGGTTGTGCGCGGGTAATCTTGTCTTTCTCAGGCGTGTATCCCTGCAGCGATATGCCGGCCAGAGACGGTTCAGCCAGCAACAGATCAAGAAAGCCGCGTTGCGTGCCCGCGGTCTCTACGCCTTGCCGGATGTTGCCTCCGTCGTTGGTAGCCAGCACCTTGAACGCCCGCAAAAGCTCCGGCCATTCTACCCGGCGCCGGAACATATCCAGAATCCAGATATTCCCGTCGTGGTCAATGCCCACCCTGCCTCCGGCGGTAAAATCCGCCATTGTCTTTGTCGATGCCGCTAAATCCCAGAAGCGCACATCATCAACCAGCCGCGGCACCTCGGAGCGGTCAACGATGCGGAAATATTCGCGCCGGAACATGGCGCCGGCAAGCTGTACGAACTCAGCGCCGTACTCTTGCCGGAATACCAGCGCAGGTAAAGACCGCTGAGCCGATTCGATCTCCGACGGGTCCAGATACGGGTTCTCGCTGCTCGGAACTACCCAACTATGCCAATCCGGATCGGTCTCGGCCAATTTGTACAGCTCATAAAAATCGTTGTAGCCCTTGGGCGTGCTTATAAACATGGCATGGCCGCGCCGGTCAGATAGTGCCGCCCGGACTTCCTGCTCCCAGATGTCTTTGAGGTTGCGCGTGTGCGCGGCTTCGTCAAACACCACATAATCCAAACCCTCGCCACGGATACCGCCTTCACTGTCCGCGCTTCTGACCTGCGCCCATCCGCCGCCGATCATCACCATCTTATCAGCGCGGTTTACTTTGGCAACTTCAATCTGGTTGGCCATGCGCACCATCGAACGCCATCCCACTTCGGCAATCTGATACGATGGCGCTATCCACATACCTTGCCCGCCCTTGACGGCGGTCTCTGTCAGCCTGCGCGCTGCGAGCATAGTCTTGCCGAACCGCCGGCCCGCACTGATGACCTTAAACCGTGCTTTGTGGCGGTATATCTCCGCCTGACGCCGGTGCATCCTCGGCGGTGTTATCGTTATCGTTGGCAATATCCTTATCGTCCCATTTCAAGGTGATATCATGGTTAAGCTTTACAATATTTTCAGTAGGTACTTTGCCATATCCTATTTCAATAAATGCTTGCTGTTTCTGTTTATCCGTACCAGTCGCCCATTCGCGCAAAATTCCTTCTATTGTACTTTGCTTTGATCCGTCTGCAAGTTCTTTAACTTCGCACGAAATGCGCTGAGCCAATGCCCTGAGTTTATCAAAGCTTTTCGGACGACCATTGCGGTTTATACGCTTATCTCCCTTGATAAAAGTGCCCGGTTGCCTGTTTTTACCTGTATTACTGGTCTTATCCATTATCTCTCTTACCCACCAAATAAATCACCATCGGCATCGCTACCATTAATACGCGGTCGCCCTGCCCGTGCGTGACCCCGCTTATCGCTATCAGATACCCAACAACCGCAACCAATCGCCAGTTATATCGCAACAGCCCCGCCGTAAACACCAGCCACAAAGCGCTGTTATAGACCATCGCGAATACCCGCCAACCGCCATGCGCGAAGTTGGATAGCCCGTACACGCCGTTAAGAATATTCGTGCGCCATACCCAGACTGACGCGCCCAGGTGCCCGTAATACTTTTCGCACTGCGCTACCTGTGCCGCAAACCGCTCCGCATTGATTTCCGCCATCATCCGCCAACTTGCAAGTGGCAGCGGTATCATGGGGCGCAGCACAAGGAACACCACCAGAGCCGCGACCATCACCGGGATGTTGCGCCTGCTGTGAGCGTAAAGCCCTGCGCATACTGCCAGCACCGCAAAGGATTCGGTGAGCGCGTGAAACGTGATCGCTACCAGTCCGAGATTAAGCGCGAGGATGATCCCCGGCCAAATCCGACGGGTAGCCAGCGTTAACAGCACACACGAAAGAACATAAGCCGCGCCCTGCAGGTAGACGATCCCGGCGCCTGCGGTATTGGCGATGAAGCCGTATACAGGCAGCCGGTACGGCGCGTAGTTGATGTAACTCTGTGCGTCCGGGGTGCTATATACAGCCTCTAAATCTGCAAATATCGCGCCATATAGACACCACGCCAACAGGGCGAACCCGCCGACGATACAGGCTTTTTGATGCATATCTGGTGCCGCAACATGCAGCGTGCAACACTTTTGCAACAATTTTATCATACCTGTATACCAAGTCGATGCTCCAGCCGGTGCAATTTCACCCGGCTGATCCCCAGATACTTCGCTGCGTCTTCGCGGCGCGGGAACAGATGCATCGCGTATTCGACCTCGGCTTTGATAACCGTGGTGAGGCGGTTAGTCTGCTTGTAGCAGACGATGGCGTTTGTGGCAGCCGCCCGCCGGGATTGCTCTGCGGTGTTCAGGCGCCGGTACTGTTCGCGGGTCTCCTCCACGGCAGCCTCGTAATCCGGGGCGGTGACGATGATCATGGCCTGCACCGACGGTGATACGGCCAGCCCGTGCAGGGCATCTACGCTGTACTCTACAGCGTCATATACGTTGTGGTTCCTGTGCTTGCCGCAGAAAAGTCCGATCCATTGCATCACGTCTCGCCCCGTGGTTTGTTATTTGCATTTCACAAACGTAACCGATTCGCTGTAATACCCATTGCTTCCGCCATACCATCTTATAGTCACGTAGCCCTTGACTGTGGCGAGTTTGTAAAATGTCCAAGTAAAACTATCGTCGCCCTTTTTGTGCAAACCTTCCGGGATTTCGTCTTGGTGTACCACTTCCTCGGCCATCAAAATGGGCGCGCCGATAAGATCGTCAAGGTTCCCGATTATATCCTCGATGGTGACAGACTCGCAACAGTCTTGATCATGGTATAGCTTGTATTTCTCGCCGTTTTCGAGTGTAAATACAAGCTCTTCATCGTTGATGCTTTCGACGCTTTTGAGCGTCTGACCGTACAAATCCTCAAATTTTTCCATTGTCTCCTCCAATTGTTAGGAAATGGCCCCGGCCAGTCGCCTCTCTCCTTGCGCCAGCCGGGNCCNGTGGGGTTATTCGNTCACTATCCGGAACACGACCGTGCCCGTGGGCGGCTCGATGGGCGGCTCTTCGGACGGGTCAATCGAGACCGCCGCGTTCTGTGCGGCGGTCTGGTGCAGGATGTAGGTGCCGTCGGCATTACGCAAGATGGCTTTCTCGTTTTCGATGCGGTACAACAGACCCTCGCCGGGGGCGTCGCATGAAAAAACGACCGATATAATATTAAGGTCGCCTCCGAACGATTCGCCCTCTTGGTCTCCGCTAACATAAACATAACCGTTAAGCGGGTAAATATTTGCCTGAGATTTTTGAAAATCGCTCATATTGTTAATAATGAGCCCCGGCGACACAATCGGGGGATAAGCGATAAAACACCCGACAGAGTGTATCATTAGCTCCCCGGTATTCGCAAAAGCAGTGATTTTCATGGTGTCCCCTACGTTCTTGCGAATTGTCGGGACGGTTGCAAAGAGATTCTTGATTGCTGAGATCATTCTTTCACCTCCGGGCGCTTTTCTATCGTTTTACTTACATCAATCTGCATTGCAGCAGATTCAACTTTTGCAAATTCTGTAACTCGCCAGCTACCATCAANAAGAATTGGCTTTTCATTAGTCCAAAACCATCCACCATTAGTATCTTTCGATAGATATTGCGCCCAATCAGGTGCATTTTNCCATTCTGGCTTCATAGCCTATCCCCCTTCCTNTCATAACAAATTGCGTTGTCCTCAATATCAATTAACCCGTCGCCGTTCAGGTCGCACTTGTCCGACCAGTTGACATACCACGGTTTAGATCCGCGCCTGAGATAAATTATCGTCCAGTCCTCAATATCCACAAAACCGTCATCGTTCACATCGCCGTACAGCACCGGCTCCCGGCTGAAGATGCCGGCCACGGTCGCGGAGTGATCGGACTGGTTGCCGGCGAAATCGGTCGCGGTGAGCGAAAAAGTGTACCGCTCGTAAAGCCTGCGCATCGGCAGGGTAAATGCCGCC